GCAGTACCCTAAGCGATGAATATCATTCCAAACTGAATGATGCCAATCGCGGAACTCTTCCGTACCCAACCATGCCTGATTTTCCGAGTACTGCGGATATCGTTGTCAAGGCTGAGGAACTGAAGAAGTTTGTAGACGCCGCGTAAAAATGAAAGCCCCGCAAGGGGCTTTTTTGTTGGCCACCATAAATAACTATGTTCTCTCCGAATAGGTTGGAGTTTACGCAGACCCCTTACTGCGTATAGCATAGAACGCTAATATCTTAAACAAAAAGGAGATAATCATGGGACGTCCATTACCAAAAAGATTCTTTGGCGCAGATGCCAATAATAATTTACGTGTGCAATTTCACAACGGAACAAGTTCTGTTGCAGGAGCCATTGTAAAACAAAAAAGTAGCAAAAGATTTACGTGCATTGACGCAAGCGGAAATACTGCAATTTGCTTATTAACGTCTATTGCAAACGGTAGTTTAGTTGCAGGACAAATGAGCATCACAATTACCAACGATGCCGGCACAGATTTGTTTGTAACTAAAATTTCACGCTATCTAGTAACAGCCAGTGACGGAATTCGTTACCCATGGAACTTTAGTTCATCTAACAGCGACGGTGCAGTACAAGTCGAAGAAGCTGGTACAAATAGCACATTCACAGGTAACGTTGATTTAACTTAATAACAAACAGCTATAATTGATTATAGCATAACACAAATTAAAGTGGCCTTCAGGTCACTTTTTTTTGATTTTGTTATTAAGTTAAATCACATAAATACTTGATAGATTAGGATACTTTACATGAGCGTTACCAAACGAATTTCTGGAGACTTTAATATTGTCAATAAAGGCAGTGGTCTTACTACGGGCAACGTAACAATTACCACAGATACGTTTTTTGTTAATGGTAACATGCTGGTTGGTGGCACAGCAACTTCGGTTACTACTACAAACTCAGACATCTCGGATAACATCATTGTTTTAAACAAAGGTGAATCGGGCGCAGGAGTATCTACAGGATATTCTGGTATACAAGTTGATCGCGGGTCCTCACCGGATGTAACACTACGGTGGAATGAGTCAATTGATTTATGGGAAATTACCAACGATGGTACAATTTATATTCCTGTTGCAACCAGTTTAACTGGCACTACCTTGTCAAACATATTTCAAGATCCTTCTCCGGCAATTAGTTCTAATTTAGATCTACGAGGACACACAATATTTGATACTACTTCTAACATCAATATTAGTAGTACAGTTGGTGGTGGTGGCACTGGTTTATATGCATCAAACACACTACACCTAAACCAAGAATTAATTAATAAAACCAAGGCTCTGCTTTACACAGTCTTGCTATAAGGAACAAACATGATACAAAATACACCATTGAACTTGACCGTAGGTAATATTTTAGTTGGAACAGGCTCATTGGGCACAGCATCAACTACATTTTATTTCTGCAACAGATCTGCTACTGCTACTACATTTAATTTGTATGCAGTCCCTGCAGGATTTACCGCAAACGGAAACAACATTGTTTACAGTAATAAATTAATAGCCAGCAATGATACATATATTGCTGACCTAGAAAAGATTTTCTTAGGGCCCGGTGATACATTGCAGGCAAATGCCAATGTTGGTGATTCTATTGTGGCAACAGTAAGTTCGATTGGTTTATAATAATGGGACGATTTCTTAAAAATACTCAACTAGAAGGTGGAAGCTACGCAGTACAATTGCCAGTGGGCAGTAGTAGCGTTGGTCCTGACAGTCCAGTCAACGGACAGATAAGATATAATCAAACCAACGATAAGATTGAATTTTATTACAATAATAAATGGAATCAAATTGCTAAGATTGGATCGGTCCAGCTAGTGGTTGATAGTTTTATTGGCGACGGGTTGACACAGGCATTTACTATGACCCAGAGCGAGTTGGACCCAACAGCAGTGGCAGTATTCATTGGTGGTGTTTATCAAAAGCCCACAGACAATTATACTGTCAGCGGATATGGAATTGCTTTTGGTAGTCCGCCCCCGGCACCAGGAATTAATCCAAACCAGATAGTTGTTATTCATAATATTAATAGCACAGACGCAACCTAAAGGGTAATATGGCAATTGGTCGCATAACAGGACAGATGCTTTTCCCAAACCTGGAGCGTCAGGGTGTTAACCTACAGGTCGACACAGACCTAGCATACTTCGATGTTAGTAGTCGTCGTCTCGGTATTGCTACACAAAATCCAACACAAACTCTTGATGTTAACGGCAATGCACACATTGCCAATCTTTCAATTCTTGGTAATACCATTACCAGCGACACTGGCAAAATTGGCTTAGGTACCACAGCTAATATTGTAATCACTGGCGGCACAAGTTACGATGTATTGTACACAGACGGAAATGGTAATCTAGCGTTTGGTAACTTAAACTCTTTGGCCACACAAGATTTCTTTACTGGCAATAATATTGCACTTGGTACAAATACTGCCGGACAGTTAGTGAGTAATGCAATTACATTTCTGACTACTACATCAGTGACTGATGCCATTGCTCGAATTAATAATTTACTTGGTAATATTTCTAATCCCACCGGTAGTACACTCACAACAGGTAATTTATATATAACCAGCGGAGTCCCTAGTACCAACTACCAGACTGGTGCTATCCAAGTTGAAGGCGGCGTGGGTATACATGGCAACTTGTATGTTAGCGGAAACATTAATACCACAGTTGGTAACATTACAATTTTAAATTCTGCACATTTTATTGGTAATATAGAAACTGGATTTGGTGCAATCTACGCAGGCATACCCGCAGGCTATACTGTGCTTCCACAGTTGGTTGCTCAGTTTAGTGCAAACTATAACGGTTATGCACAAATTAATAATCAAAATATCAACAGCGGTCAATTTGCTAGTTCAGATTTTGTGGCAACAGCAGACAATGGAAATGATACTAGCAACTTTGTTGATTTAGGTATTGCAAGCAGTACATATAATTATCCAGCATTTAGTGCAATACGTCCCAACGATAGTTATTTGTACGGAAATGGTGGAAATTTAAATCTAATTACTGATACCGTTGGTAAAAATATTAACTTTGCAGTTGGTGGGGGAAATCTTGAACACATTGCAGTTCAGATAAACCATCCAAATTCTACCAGCACATCTCTTGGTACTGGTACATTAGTTGTAGTTGGGGATGCTGGAATTTCCGGAAATGTAAAAGTTGGCGCAGATTTATATTCTGCTTCTGCATCTTTTGGATCTATTAACAATACACCAATTGGTAACGCAACACCAAGCACAGGAACATTTACATATTTAAAAGCCACTGTGGGATTTAGCACAGCCAATGCTGTTATCAGTGGCGGGGAATTAACTAACCTTGGAAATGTTAATTCTACAAACGGTAACTTTACAACGGTGACTTCATCAAATGTAGTAGTTAATGCTAACCTAACAGTCAGTGGTGCGCTAACCATACCGGCCGGAGTAACTATTGATCGTCCGTCCGGCCCTGCAGGTCAAATTAGATTTAATACAGAATACGGTACAATTGAGTATTACAACGGCATAGACTGGGCATTAATTACTAATACACTAGAAGATCAAATAATTGATTACGCTGATGGGGTACAGACCACTTTTACACTGGTGCAACCGTCGACTGCCACTGCATTGTTGGTTAGTATCAATGGTACCATGCAACAACCGGGTGGGTCGTCGCCGGCATATACCGTGGCTGGTGATCAACTTACTTTTGCACAAGCACCACTATCAACTGATTTTATTGATATACGATTTATTGCCAGTGCCACTACGCCAGACCTGTCAGTGTTCTCGGGCAACATCGGCACACGAGAAACAGATCAAACAGTAAACTTTGGACAAGGAGTAATCTACGCATACAATTCTTGCCCAACATTGCTTGATTCGACCAGTATTATTAATGTTGGCACAGGCGCCACAGTAATAGACAGCTTTTCTGCCAATGATTACAGAACAGGAAAGTATGTTATTAGCTCATCATATATTCTGGGATTTGAATATCAATCTGATGAAATTCTTGTGGTACACAATGGAATATCAGCAAATCTTAACATATTAGGTACAACTTATACCGGTGCAAACTCTATTATGAATTTTAGTGCCAACATAGTGTCGGGCAATGTTGTAATTTATGGCTCTGGTGTTAGTTCGGGTAACAACGTAAAACTAACTAAAACGTTGATCTCTATTTAATTCTCAATTAAACACGTAAGATTCTATACCTAGAATCAAATTAACTGCGACTGTGGTAAATATAATAAATTAACTACGATTCAGGAGTTCACCTTATGCCAGTTTTAACAAGAATTAAGAACAATCAGATTACAGATGCCACAATTACTGGCACAAAAATGGTTGATCAGACCATTACTAGTAATCTGTTTGCTGCAAACTTGACTCTCGCATCAAATATTACTGTACTTGGAAATTTCCAAGTCACAGGCACACCAACGTCAATTAACTCAATTAACACATACATCAATGACCCACTGGTTGTTTATAATAATGGATACAGCGGCAGTTTAAGTGGATACGACATTGGTATATTGGTTAACCGTAATTTAGCACCACTTGCTCCATATGGTTCAGTTAATACCGCATTTGTATGGGTCGAAGACGACCATGCATTTGAAGCCATTGCCACCACAGAAACCGGCAACGGCGTTGCTTCTATCAACATGTCAGGCTTTGCTAATGTCAAGGCCGGCAATGTCACAGTTGAAACAATAGAAACCGGGGGATTGCAAGCCAGGAAAATTGGTAATGTAACTCCGGGATCATTTACATTCACTGAGGGTAACATTGGAGGATTGCAAGTACTTGCAATCGGTAATGTTTCTCCTGGAACGGGAGCGTTTACAACACTAACAACTACCCAAACTATTATTTCCACGGGCAACATTGTTGCTAACTCGGACATCGCAAGTACAAGCACAACCTTGGGTGCATTGGTAGTCAAAGGCGGAGCAGGCATCACCGGAAACATAAATGTTGGCGGCGAGTGGAGTATCATTGCAGCATTGCAAAATACTGTAATTGGTAACATTTCTGAAGCCTCTGCTAAATTTACTACCATTCAAGGCACTGATGTAACTAATTCAACCAATACATCAACGGGTGCAATGAGATTGGCGGGCGGCGCCAGCATTGCCAAAGACTTATGGGTTGGCGGCAACGTTTACACAAACAACATTTACGGTGTGGTACAAAACGTTCTTACAATTCAGGACCCATTGCTGTATTTACAAGCACTTGGTAATCTCAGTTTGTATGATTATGATATTGGTTTCTTTAGTGATTATACAGTTGGATCAATCTATGCACACACTGGTTTAGCAAGACAACCTGTGGGTAACACATGGGTGTTCTTTAGTAATGTTGCCAGTGAACCGGGTGGTACTTCTATCAACTGGAGTGATGCAGGCATTGCCTACGACACAGTTAAATTGGGTGAATTGGCTGTTGCCAATACCACAGCCACAACAAGTACAACCACTGGAGCATTGCGGGTAGCAGGTGGAGCAGGTATTGCTGGTAACTTGTTTGTCAATGCAATTGAAGCAACCAATTCTACTGCTTATGTCTATGACCAAGCAGTAACCGTCCTAAACATTGCCAACTCTGGCACAACAACAAACATTTACGGCGTTACTAAAACACATGGTAACTTGGTTGCTGCCAGTGGAGTAAATAGTTCTAGCCCAACAACTGGTGCCATTAACATCAGCAATGGCGGCGGACTTGGTGTCACTGGTAACGTATATTTTGACAAAGCACTAACAGTTAATGCAAGTAAAACTTCTGCACAAGACGTTATTGTCAAAGGTGCCAACGACGAAACACTATTGTGGGTTCGTCCAAGCAGTACCTATGATAGTATCATAGTTGGTAACAATGCATCTGCAAGTACCGCTGTGCCTGGCGCCAAGTTTATTATTAATACCGACGATACAATGATTATCCCGGTTGGTACCAACGCTACTCGTCCAAGTAGTACTGGTAAAACAGACGTTATTGGTATGTTCCGTTACAATGATACCCTTAAAGCCATTGAATGGTATGACGGAGAAATTTGGGGAACAGCCAGTACAAACTTTACAATTATTTCAGAAGAACAATTCAACGGTGATGGCTCTACAACTGTATTCACACTAAGTGCTTTTGCAACCACTGCTAGCCTATTGGTTAGTATCAACGGTGTATTGCAAATTGGCGGTGCAAGTTATGCTTACACCGTTAGCACCGACCAACTTACATTTACACAAGCACCATCTGTTGGTGATATCATTGACTGTAGAATTTTAACTACAACAACTCAGGTCACGGGCCTGGCCAGTACACTGGGTTTTGTTCAAGTTCAAGCGGATGATTACACCGGCATAGTTTTTATCTCTCAATTTGACAATGTACAACCAGTATTTTCAATGCCAGTTGGTGGCGGCTTGGTTGGCCAAGACCTGGCAATTACGGTGGCCAGTGCCAACGTTGCAACTCAACTTGATTCGTTTAGCACAGCTACATATAGAAGTGCAAAATATCTAGTACAAGTCACACAAGGAACAGATTACCAAGTGTCTGAAGCATTGGTAATTCATAACGGCACAACAGCAACAGTACAAGAGTATGGTGTTGTTAAAACCAATGGTAATCTAGGACTGGTAACAGCGTCTATTGCCAGTGGTAATGTTAAATTAAACTTTGTGGGATTTAGCACATCAAACAGCGTTAGATTGTTTAGAGAGTATTTGAAAGTATAAACACTATTGGGATGGATGGTCCATCCCAATAAAAAACCTTTTTCGGGGAATATGGAACCGGAGGAAAGATAAAAATGGCAAATAGTAATTTCGTAGTACAAAATGGTATTGAAGTAGGACCAACAAAGATTTTTGCCGGCAACGGCACCATCGTCATGGGCGGTGGCTTGGAATCTGCAGGAGCTGCAGGCGGCGGCGCAACCAACTTCCAACAAGACATCAACATTGTCACTGGTAACTTGACAGTTAGTACCAGCAACATTGCCATTGGCTTTGACGGGTTAACAGACAACATCTTAACCATGGCTGCAAACACAGCAAGTTTCTTGCAGGTGGCATTGCACAATGCCAACAGTGGAACAAGTGCCAGTTCGGACTTTATTGCCTATGCCGACACCGGTGATAACACACAAGGTTATGTTGACATTGGTATTGCCAGTTCAGTGTTTGATGATCCTGCTTATGCTGTAACATTTGCCGGTGACTCGTACATCTTTGCATCTGCTCCAGCAGGCACAGGTGGTAACTTGGTTCTTGCCACAGAAAACGGCACATACGGCGACATTGTTTTTGCTGCCGGTGGTTTCAGCGATGGTACAATTCAAGGACGTTTCATCACTGGTGACGGCCTGGAAGTTACCGGTAATTTAATTTCAGATTCTGGCGCCATTTATCAAGGCCCCAACGCCAAGTCATTGTTAACAAGCACAGAAGCTACAACCACGCTAAGTGGGACTATCAATAGTTCAGCAACAACCATCAACGTTGTTTCTACAACAGGATTTTTTAATCATGGTGCATTGTACATCGACGATGAAACTGTGTACTATTTTAGTAAAACAGCCACTTCGTTTACTTCAGTAACACGTGGTACGTCAGACTCAACCGCAGTTAGCCACACCAGCGGCGCAACTGTGTCACAGTTTTTTGCCGGACTAACCAACGCAAGTACAGTATTGGTTGGCAATGCCGATGGTTTTGTGCAAGTATCATTGAAAAACACAAACTCGGGCGCCAGTGCTAGTACGGATATTATTGCATATACCAGCAACGGCGACAACGATTCTGGTTGGATTGACATGGGTATCACCAGCGAAACCTACAATGACGCCACCTACGGTGTAACTGGACCCGACGATGGCTACATCTTTATGAGCGCACCGCAGGGCGCCATTGGCGGTGGTAGTTTATTCTTGAGTACCGGCGGCAACGGTATAGAAAACGACATTGTGTTTACCACAGGTGGTTTCACCGCCGGCAATGAACGTGTACGTATTGTCGGAACGAGTCGAGCAGGTCGTCCAGCTGGTGTTGAAGTCAATATTGCCACATCATCAACAAGTACCACAACTGGTGCCTTACGTGTCAATGGTGGTGTTGGACTAATTGGTAATTTGTACGTTGGTGGTAACGTTGAAATTATTGGTAACATTAGTTTTGGTGGACAAGGTACCAGCGTTACAACAACCAATATCACAGTTGATGCTCCGATGTCATTCCTTGGTAATTCAAACCCCGGAGACGCATTTGACATAGGTGTTGTGGGCCAGTATATCAGAGGCGGCGGCACCAAATACAACGGACTAGTTCGTGAAGCCGCAACAGGCCTAACTAGATTCTTCTCGGACGCTACTACCAAGCCAACCAACACCGTAACATTTAACGGTACACACTCTGGTTTAGTGTTTGGTTCAGCCAACGTTGCCAATGCAACCACATCTACCAGCACAACAACAGGTGCTCTAACAGTGGCAGGCGGTGTTGGTATCAGTGGTAACTTGTCATTGAGTAGCAGTCAGGTGATTAACATTGCTGGCAGTCCAGGTACAAGTGGACAATTCCTAAGTTCAACTGGTACAGGGTTGAACTGGGTAACACTGAGTGCAAGTTCTATTAGTAACGGCACAAGTAATGTTACTGTGGCCAGCAGTGGAGTTGTAACTCTTGGTGTTGCAAGCTCTAACGTAGCGTTTGTTTCTACTACAGGTATTCACCCAATGGCCAACGCCAGCGTTAACTTGGGCGATAGTACGCACTGGTATAACTTAATGTATGGTAAAGCCTACCAAGCACAATACGCCGACTTGGCAGAGAACTATCAAGCTGACAAAGCATATGCACCGGGCACAGTGGTAATGTTTGGCGGCACAGAAGAAGTTACGGTAGCCGATGTTGAAACAACTGCGGTAGCTGGTGTAGTATCTACCAACCCTGCTCACTTGATGAACGGTGGATTAACAGGTGTAAATGTTGTTCCTTTGGCACTACAAGGGCGTGTTCCGTGTAATGTTATTGGCCCAATTAAGAAAGGCGACATGATGGTCAGCGCAGGATTTGGTTACGCCAAAGCCAGCAAAACGCCAGTGGTCGGACAAGTAATTGGTAAAGCTCTAGCAGATTTTGGTGGAGCAAAAGGCCAAATTGAAGTAGTTGTAGGTAGAGTATAACATTTCAATTTATACAACAAAGGGCCTTAGGGCCCTTTTGTTTTTGTGGTAAATACTACAAACTTGGAACAAACACAGCATGGCGTTAACTAAACCTAAGCTCAGCAATATTAATACCGACATTGTCGGCTTCTTGGACCCGATGACGGTGTTACATCAAGGCGCGACTCAGGCAAATATTGATGTTGGGTTTTTGTTCAATCGCTCCAATGGCTTAACTAGTAATGTTGCACTATATTGGTCTGAGGCCGGCAATGCATTTGTTACATCATTTACTAATAACTCTGGTATAACCAATGGCAACGTACAATCTACAGCCTATGCTAATGTAGCCATTGGATCTTTGATCATGCTCGACGGTGCGGGCATTTATGTAAACGGAAATATTGGCAACCCTGGATCGGTTTTAGGATCCGACGGTAGTAAATTATCTTGGGTTGCAGGCGGTGGATTCAATGGTGGCGCAATTACAACTGCGTTTTTTATTGACGATGCAAGTGCTACTACTTCTACAAGCACAACCACTGGCGCCCTAAAAGTGTCGGGTGGTGCAGGCATAACGGGAAATTTATATGCCGGGGGTATATCAAACTTTGCAGGAAATGCCACATTTGGATCTAGCGTTGTTATTGCAGGAGACTTGACTGTTAACGGGGATGTAGTTTCGGTTAACACATCAACACTACAAGTTGAAGATTTAAATATTACAATAGCAAAAGGCGCTGCCAGTGCCGCCGCTGCCAATGGCGCAGGATTAACAGTAGATGGTGCGAGCGCAACATTGTTATATACCAGCGCAACCAATAGCTGGAATGTTAATAAACAACTCATTGGTACAGGTGCTTCATTTAGCAATACCACAACAAGTACAAGCACAACTACTGGTGCGTTGGTTGTTTCTGGTGGTGTTGGTATTGCTGGTGAAACATACATTGGTGCTAACGTGACAGTAACGGGTAGTATTCTACCCAGTGCCAACGTAACCTACAACCTAGGTAGTGCAAGCCAACGTTGGAAAGATTTATATTTAAGTGGTAGTACCATTTATCTTAATAATGCGTCTATTTCTGCATCGGCAGGCAGAGTAACATTTACCAATGATACTGGTGGTAGCTTTAGCGTCACTGGATCTGTTGGCGGCCAAAGTACAGGTACGTTTGGAAACTTAGTTGCTAACTCGGGCATCGCAAGTACAAGCACAACCTCGGGTGCGTTGCAAGTAACAGGCGGCGCAGGTATTAACGGTGCTATCTATGCCGGCAGTATCTTTGACAATGGAACTAGAGTGGTGTCAACTTCGTCGGGCGCTGGCAATTTAACTATCAGCGGAACCGCAGTTACACTACCTGCAACAGGTCCAGGGGCAGTTAGCACCGGTAGTGCCACAGCAATCCCTGTTATTACCACAGATGCATATGGGCGTATTAGTTCAATTACCACAGCATCAGTTAGCTCAACTCTTAATACTGCCGCAGGTACCGGGACAGGGTCTGTCTCTTTAACAAATCAAAGTTTAACTATTTCGGGCGGCACTGGCATCACAACGTCTGCAACTGCTCAATCAGTTACTGTAACAAATTCGGGAGTTACCAGTGCAGTTGCAGGAACAGATATAACTGTGTCGGCTGCCACGGGCGCAGTTACAATTGGCACAAATAGTACACTGGGAACAGTGACAGGCCGTGGTGCCACAACTAGTACCGCAGTTACATTTAGCGGTGGAATAACGGTTGGCACAAGTTTAATCCCAAGTGCTAACGTAACAGTTAACTTAGGCAGTACCAGTGCCTGGTGGAATTTGGTCTATGGTAAAGCGGTTCAAGCACAATACGCTGACTTGGCAGAAAATTATACCACTGATCATCCCTACGAACCCGGTACTGTAGTAGTGTTTGGCGGCGAAGCAGAAATTACTGTAACCTCAACGGATCACGATTCGGCAGTGGCAGGTGTTGTTTCTACTAACCCTGCTTACTTGATGAATTCAATGACAGATGGTTTACCAATTGCATTGCAAGGTCGTGTTCCTTGTCGTGTACAAGGTCCTGTTAAAAAAGGACAAGTCTTAGTTACAAGTACAACTCCGGGTGTAGCGCAGGCAATTAACAATGCCAAGTTTGTTCCGGGTTGTGTAATTGGTAAAGCACTGGAAACAATAAATACTAACAATATACAAACCATTGAAGTAGTGGTTGGGAAACATTAAACATGCAACAATTAAAGAAACTTTATCGTAGTACATACCCTGGTGAAAATGTGGTTACATCTCTGTCATTGAATAATGCAGAATGGAATCCTGAAGTCGAATTTGTTCCAAACAGCGTGTTCAACACATTTACTACCACGCAGGCTATTGCGATTGGCAACGGAGAAAGTCGACTAAATGTTCCTTTGCACTTTATTAAAAATCACCGTGCTGGTCTCGGTGGCGCTAACAAATTACAAAGCTATGCATGTAACGCAATTTATAGAGACTTTGCTCCAGATTTTTTAATATCAATTGGCAAAGAGATTACCAAAGAAATTGCAGATTCTGGTTATACAAATACCAATATTGTTTACACTAACGGTCAACACTTGTTAGAATATCCGGGAAAGTTTTATCTTATTCCTCAAAATATTCCCTATGATTCTGGCGCCATTGCAGCATACATGGCCTGCTTTGATGGACATAAAAAAGTGTTCTTACTTGGCTACGATGGTTACGAAACTGAGGACGCACATCGTGTCAATAATGTTTACAAAAATACCCCAGGGTACTTGACTGGCGGTGATATTCAAAGTAGTGCGTTCTGGAGGCAATCTTTATACATAGTAATGACAACCTATTCGGACGTTGAGTTTGTTAAAGTAATGCCAACTGCACGGTGGACGTGCCCTGCAGAGTTTACAGGATTGCTAAACTTCAGACAAATTAGTATCAAAGACTTTGTACACGAAGCCGACGTTGGCCTAATTTAAAATTGCCTCTAGCGTTTTAATTTTCTTCATTACAATATCAAAATTAAAACTCCTCCATAGACCGGGGTGCAACGGTCTTGGATAATCTTCTAAGTTAACCCAACAGTATCCTCGGTGCTCATCATTTAATTGCGGAACAAACTCTTCATTGATGCTGATTAAAAACGTATAATATACAAATTTACGATTATCTGCTGTAAATGTTTCTAATGGAATAAACTTCCGGTTAGCGTAATTAACCCCAATCTCTTCTTGTATTTCTCTCACAAGTCCTTGTATCACAGTTTCACCATCATCAATTTTTCCGCCAACTATGCCCCAAGAGCCGGAGTGCTTGCTTTTATTACGTAATAGAAAAAGATATCGATTGGTTGACTTGGCGTAAATTAAAGCACCGCAACCTTCTGTGTGATTTGACGTCATAAATTATAGAACTAGGCCCCATTCGCCGGGTTTGTATAAACCTTCGTAACTCTTAATCCAGCCGGACCCGGTCCATCTATATTGAATTGTTGTGTTAAGGTTTGCTATGTATTGTACAATAGTTGTTGCTTGACTGTCAAATTGTACAGTCCATACTGTACCGTTCCATTCTATAATATCATTGGCATTGGCAACTAAATTTGTACCAGGCTCGCTGTTCCATGCTTCTGCACCTACACCGGTGGCACTACCAATTGGATATAAAATTAAATACCTGGTACCAAGTTCAGGTGATAACAAGTCACTGTCTACAGTAACAGTACGGGGATCGATGATAGCATCTACTGGAGGCAATGTATTTGCTGGCAATGTCTGACCAATTGGTGTAAACAATAATTGTGTTGCATCACTGGGACTGTAGGCCACTGTTCCAACAATCTCGTGCGACCCTGCTTCGTCGGGGTACGGGAAAGTTAATCTTACCTGGCTTATTCCATTTACCAACGGTGCTCCATATAAATCAACAAGCTCAGTCCATTTAATTTTACTACCGTAAATGTTATCATTGCTTTCTGTGGTATTGTCCCTGTACAAGGTCAATACATTACCAATATAACTAATAGCGGCATCCAACGGAGTAAATCTTTGTTGCGTTTTTTCTCCAGCCATATAATTGTTTGCAGTAATTGAACCGTCTTCGTTGTAAATGCTGGCAATAATCTGTGTGATAATACCACCTTTTTTAACTTTAGCGGGCAAGCTCAACCAAATTGGCATTTCAAATGTTAAACTGGCAATATCGATGCTTTCGTCCCCGTTGGCAGGCACAGTACGACTGCTATAAGACACATCCGTTAATTCTACTACACTTAAACTAGTCCAATCAATATAATTGTCTGTGCTTTGTATTTCTAGTCCAGGATTAAACAACGGCATAATTTGTTCAATTAGCTGATGCTTCTGCTCAGTGTTACTGGTCCAAATGTCAACTTTCATGGTTAACTTGTATGGCGCCGGCATCAAACGTTCTACAGTATAGATGCCGTCTTGTGTTTGCTCATAGACCTGGGTTATTTCGTTGCGTTTACGTTCACGTAAACTTAGTACGCTTTCGTGATAGGGATTTTGCATACGAGCACGATCGTAGGTTAATCCTGTAATATACGTTGCCATAGCAGGCACAGAGTTCAACGAGTTTTCACTGTTACCTCTAAGTATAACTGCTGCTTGACGGCTTACATCGCCGTAGTAAACTGGTACAGACTGTAAAGCAATTACACCAGCATTATCTTTACCAAACTCAACTTGGAAGTTTGATAGCATACGTATAAATTGCGTGACAAAACGTCTGATTTGTCCATCGTAAGCAAATTGTACTAGACCTGGCATTGTAATCCTTTTTAATTATCAGCTTTTGGAGTCAATGCTCGACTCAATGACTGACGCTCGTTCCAAGTATTGCCTTGGGAATCTGTATAAGTGTTTGTGTTATTTACGTAACCTGCACGTTGAGTTTGATTATCCACTGCACCCGGTGTTAGGTTAGTTCTAACATTGTCCTCAATCTTCAACCAGAATTGACCATTGTATCTAAACAGTCTATTTGGTAGGTAATCCAATCTTAGGAAGTAATCACCGTTGCTTGGATTAATTGGGAAAGCAACACCTGCGCCTGTGATAATACTATTTGGTGCTAGTCCGTCCCCGGTTAGGTAACCTTCTAGTTTGTTCTCTGGGGTAATTTCATCGTTGCTAGAATCTACAGTACTATTATCGGCTGTGGCGCCAGACGTGTCTGCGGTGTACATGGGATCATCACCAGTCAACGGAGCAACCTGATAAAATGGTGTAGTATCATATCCCGACGAAGGCACATCAAACTCGGCTTGTGCAACAATGCTTTGATTTAAATCTTTGTATGTGTTGTAGGTACTTAAAATTTGTCCTACTGGGGTGTCGGTTGTGTTGCTGGCAGCAATGTTATTAAGAATATCTTTGTATTCTTGGCTGTCTACCAACGGGTTGAGTTTAACACGCCATAAGTGCGGCCACCAGGTTGGACTAAAACCTTCTGCAGCAAAACTGGCATCACCAACAACATAATAGCGTTTCAATGCCGCGGGTAAATCATTTAAAGCATCATAGTCTTTTAAGTGTTCTAATTCTAATACATCGCCGGCCAATAGTTTACGCCCTAATAGGTCAACCATATCACGTAAATGGAAAACCATAAAAATTGTTCCTGTTTGCAAGAACAGTCCGAATTGGCTTAGATCAAAGTCTTGGTCAGCACGTTGGTAAATGCCGCGCATTTTATAAACGTCGTGGTTGTACTTGCGATCGCGGTTCTCGGTCCACAGCAAGTCTTGAATGTTCTTTTCACTTTGGTTAGTATAACTCGGCTTAGTTGCATCTGCACTAAACCCAATTGTAGAACCAGACGTGACTGTGGTTGTGGTTTGAGTACTTAATGTAACTGTGGTACTGGTTTTAGCAACCACGGTGGTGTTGGCAGGAATGTTATCGCCGAACACAAAATCATTTAAATTAATCCCGCTGGTGTTACTAAAAATTAGCGGACCAGTAGTCGAAGCCTGAGCGGCGCTAGTAGCAACCTGTGTACCTTGTGCAATTGGACCAAGATACTTGTTAACTAATATGCCTGTACCGCCAATGGTAAACATTTCGGATATGCGTCTATCCATAAACTTGTAATCGTTGCTATGTTTACCGTCTTTCCAAAGGCTTAACCGTGCCATAATTGTCCCTAATATTGTAGTATTTATGTACTTGACCCATAATGATTTTTATAGTACAATACAGCATGGACTACGAATCTAAGCTAGAAGAACTGTTACTTTTGGTACGAACTACCAAAGACATGCGGGCCCGTAGCCAACTGTTTAAGATGTATGCAAACTGCAAGGCGGTACACACAGAAATGAGCAAAGAATTGGTAGAATGTCGGCGTTACCAAAAAGTAACACATAAGTACACAGAATTAGAGCAGAAGCTACAAGAAAATATAACTAATTTTGAACAATGGGCCATGTTTGCCGCACTTTTGTACTGACTTGACCCTAAATGGATAGTGTGCTATAATACATCTATGTTCAAAGTAATAGCAAACAACAACGAGACAAATTTTAATACTTTAAATTTAGCAATGGCCTATGCCAAAACACTAAATGTGTTTGTTACAATTAAAGGCAGTGAATTTGAGATTGTTGGATTGTTTGGAGTGGACTCAGTCGAGGACGGCAAGTGCCCAGATGGCATTGCCTATGATTGGAATAAAGCAAGCCGTATCGGCAGAGTGAAAAAGGAGCGAATGTAATGGCTACAGTAGCAGGAATCAAAATTAAGACCAAAGTTGCAAAAACACGCAATGTTGGATTTGCAGATGAGAAGTACACAGGCTCCGAGCCCGAGTGGAATACAGAGCTGGCCACGTCCTGGGACGATGCCAAGTTTGACAACATGCTCCGCAAGAGCTTTTACTATTACAATTATTATTACAGTCAAAAAGATTGTAAAAAGTATGTGGTAGAGTGGATGCAAAAACAAGAAAAGGACTTTACCAAGTCTGACATTACGGCATTTATCCGTAGCCCCGACCGCTCAATGAGTATGACAGCATGTAGTTTGGTTATGGCGCACCGCCAAGGTATGCCATTCCGTGGACGTCATGTGCAGTTTCTTAAAGATTCTATTGCCACAGCCATTGGTGATGCTGAGCCCGAGGCTGTTGAGGAAGTAGCCACAGAAAAGGTCAAAGCCTATGTACCTACTATCCAGGACCGCTTAAACGAAAAGACCAGCGAGACAATCGGTGAGTTGGAAGGGCACTACGATCAAGTAGTTGCTGATCCAAAGTATACTTTTAAAGTCTATGACTTTTTGGTAGCAAACAATGTACCACAAAGCCAACTCGGCAAATATGAATCTGTCTACCAACGTAGGTTTGATGAATTAAAGCAAGCATTTGAGAAAGTGGATGCACAGGTAGTGGAAGGATACAAGCACTACAAAGCCGCAGATTTCAAGCGTATTTTTACGTTTATGGACAAGATTCTATCCGATATCGAGCAGTATAGAGGCGTTAAAAAGGCCACTAAGAAAATCCGTGCCCCACGTGCTATGAGCAAGGAAAAAGTAGTAGCCAAGCTCAAGTACGCCAAAGAAGATAAAGCACTAAAGATTATCAGCATTAACCCTGCTGACATCATTAACGCACAAGAGCTTTGGATCTACAATACTAAAACACGCAAGCTAGGCAAGTACGTTGCAGATGCACTCAAAGGTCCATTGAATGTCAAGGGTACAACAATCATTGGGTTTGATGAAGCTATGTCTGTGTGTAAAACACTACGTAAGCCTGAGGAAAAGCTCAAAGAGTTTGCCAAAGCAGGTAAAATTGCATTACGCAAATTCATTGAGGATATCAAATCCACAGAGACACGCTTGACCGGCCGCATCAACGCAGACATTGTGTTACTTAAAACGGCGTAACGTTCTTATGTGCAGTTATAAATACTGTACATAGGAACCTATAATGTCTACTCCATATCCAAATACGCCAACAGCCGAATCAGGCTTTGATGCACAAAATCACATTCAAACAGGAAATCTGTTTGACCCTGCGTTGGGAACGCAATCTGCAAGTCATATTGCGTTTGATGGAAGTGTGCTAGAAACAGCAAATGCACAAAGAGCTGAGATTACCGACTATGTGCGTATGCGCTTGGGAGACGGCATTGTTGACGTCGAGTTAGAAAAAGAACACTATGAAATGGCCATTAAACAGGCCTTGGTTAAGTATAGACAACGTGCTCAAAATGCTGTGGAAGAAAGCTATGCAAGTATGGTGTTGCTACCGGAAACACAAGAGTACATTCTTCCTAAAGAAGTGCAAAGTGTGCGTCAAATTTTCCGTCGTGGCATTGGTAGTGTAACGGGAACAAGTGCCAGCCAATTTGAACCTTTTGCAAGTGGTTACTTAAACACCTACATGCTGGTGGCAGGTCGGGTTGGGGGACTAACAAACTATGAGTTATTTGTTGACTACCAAAAGTTAACAATGAAGATGTTTGGTGGATATATGAATTTCACATTCAATCCAACAACTAAAAAATTAACGATAATGCGTAAGATGCCGTTCCAGGGTATAAACCCAAATCTAGCTCAACAAGAATCTATTATATTGTGGTTATTCAACTCCAAGCCAGACCAAATGATCTTAAACGATGTACAGTCGTTTCCGTGGATACAAGAATATGCTTACAGCTTCTCTAAGATGTTGTTGGGACAAGCATATAGTAAGTTTAGCCAGATTGCAGGCCCGCAAGGTGGCGCAAGTTTAAATGGCGCAGGAATGGTAGCAGAAGCCAAAGAAGAAATGCTCAAGCTAGAAGACGATCTAAAAACCTTTGTTGATGGAAGTCAACCGTTGACCTGGATAACAGGTTAATGCTATAATGCTCCTAAGGGGCATTTTTTTATGATCATTGGTATTTGTGGTTTCATTGGCAGCGGCAAAGACACAGCTGCAGACTATCTTTGTAACTTTCATAACTTTAAACGAGAGAGTTTTGCATCCACATTAAAAGATGCTGTTGCCAATGTATTTGGCTGGGACAGAGACCTACTTGAGGGTCGTACTCAAACTAGTAGGCAATGGCGTGAACAAGTAGACGAATGGTGGGCCACAAGACTTGATATTCCACACTTGACTCCACGTTTTGTTTTACAGCATTGGGGCACAAATGTACTAAGGGCACATTTCCATGATGATATATGGATTGCCAGCCTTGAAAACAAACTACGTACAGCCAAAGACAGTATTGTTATCAGCGACTGTCGTTTCCCCAACGAAATTGCCGGATTAAAACAACAAGGTGCAAAAGTTGTTTGGGTGCAACGGGGTGTTACTCCCCATTGGTATAGCATTGCCGAGCAAGCCAACAAAGGCGATGTCAAAGCAACAGCATGGTTGGCCAAAGAAAATATTCATGCCAGCGAATACTCGTGGGCAGGAACCCAATTCAACGCAATTATAGATAACAATGGCAGCATTGAAAAATTATATAATCAACTTAAAAATCTGGCACAATAGGTGCCGGCTTCCACGGCAATTTTGATTTATAAATTTCCTGTTGACAATTTAAACAAACTGTTTTTAAATTAAGCCAGTTATTATTTTTTAAATTACCATCGACATAGAACACTCCAATCTGTTCTGCAGGGTACTTAGCTTTAAACCCACAACGTTCGCATTGTGGTTTTTTTACGTAACCACTTTGTGCCCATGCCGGTGGCCTAGGTTTAAGTTTCTTTCCTGCCCTGGCGCATGTATCGCACACCTGTCGATAGTATGTACGCCCTTCCTTAATGCAATTGATTGCAACCGGACGTTGATTGCAAGTAGGGCAAAGTTTTCTGGTGTTCATAGTGTATTTAACACATAAACCTTAATAAGGGCAGTATAGCCACCATTTTTTTGTCGTTATAACTAAATATTGATAACATGTATTATAAAGGAAAATAACCATGGCACTAGTTTCTCCAGGAATTCAGATTTCCATAAATGATCAAAGCCAATATGTTAACAGCAACGTTGGCTCAGTCCCACTAGTTGTATTGGCAACTGCCCAGGACAAAACCTACAATAATGCAGCCGCAACCGGTACAAGCAAAGCTAATGCAGGAAAGCTACAGTCTTTTACAAGTCAGCGTGAATTAGTTACTGCACTCGGGACACCAAGTTTCCAATTGAGTGCAACTGGTACTCCGGTTAATGGTAGCGAATTAAACGAATACGGGTTATTGGCTGCATACAGCGCACTAGGCGTATCAAACCAAATGTATGCAATTCGTGCTGATATAGACCTAGCACAACTAACAGGTACATCTATTCGTCCAGTTGGCAGTCCAGATGATGGCACTTACTGGTTAGATATTGATGCCACAGAATTTGGTTTATATATGTTAGACAGCGCAACAAGCTCGTTCTCACATATTATGCCTACTTTAATTACTGATAGCACATACGTAATTAACGACAATGCCTATGCATACGATGTATTTAAACCAATTAACTCCATTGGTAGCCCTGGTGAATTTGCATTAGTGTTAGTGACTGCGGCAGGTGTAGCACCAGAACAAATTCGTTTGTACTACAAAACTGATGCTCGTGCATTGCCTGCAGATGTAGGCGGACCAGGTGCAAACGTTTGGGTTGAAGTTGGTTCTACAGAGTGGCAGAATGCAATTCCTGTAATTACAGGCACAGAAGTTAGCGCAGTCATTACTAACAATAGTACACTAACTATTAACGGTGAAGAAGTTACATTACCATCTGAAGGAACCTTAGATATTAGTACCATTGCTGATTATATCAACGGTGCAAACATTACTGGTATTGCAGCTTCTACAGTTGATGGACATCTAACAATTTATGCAACTAGTGATGCTACAAGTAACGGTGTAACTGTTGATGGTAAAATGATTATTGTTGACGGTACCCATTCGCCACTGGAAGCCGCTGGCGCCGACGAAGGTACTTACTATACTCCTTACTTCTTTTATGGCACATACGCTCAGACTCCAACAGGCGGCTGGTTTGCCACTGATGACGAGCCGCGCCCAACGGGTAGTGTATGGTGGAAAACAACCAACACTGGGGGCGGATTTAACGCAGTATTTAAAGAGTACGACGCAATTACAGATTCTTGGGTAACAAAAAATGCCCCGTTGTATTATTCAGAAACTGATGCAATTTATGCATTGGATACAACTGGTGGCGGTATTAATATTACCCACGGACAAGTGGTTGCATTATAC